TAGCAAAGAAATCAAATCCAATCAACCCTATTGTTTTATATGTTTTAATTTTATCTATAAACCATAATAAACTAATAAATCCTGCACTAGGTCGGAACTCGTGAGGGTTTAACATATCTTTACCAAACTCTTTCTTCATTATATTAATAATTTCTTCGTCAGAAAACATTTGAGTATATGGCATACCCTTTGGCAGGTGATCTTCTAATATCCAGTCTTTCATATAAAAATTACCTCTACATCTGTTTAAAAGTATTTGGGTATTTTTAAATCTACCATTATTAAATTCATTTTGTAAATTATTATAACAAGGTGCTCTAAACTGCCCTGTTATCCATATGTCACATTTAGATCCTACACTTTGTCGTTGTAATTTATTAGCTTCTATAGCTCTTCCAAATCTAACTACGATATCAAATCCATCTATAAACTTTGCTAGTTTATGATTCATTATTTCGACGGAGTTGCCAACGAATAATACAGATTTGCCCTTTACAAGCTTTCGTATATCTTCCACCATGCTATTGATTTTTCTGAGTTTTTATATTCTTTAAACCAAGGGCCGCCATTGGTATAATGCAACGCTTTAGCATTATTACAACCATAGTGACCAACTAAACAATTGTATGTTCTTGGTATCTCGCCTATTGTATCAGCCCATTTTAATTCATGAAGATCAGCTGCTGACGCGTGATCTAAGTATTCTTTATTTAAATGTTTTAATTTAGAGCAGTTAAATAGAATTAAGCTTGACCAGTTTTTTCTAGGATAAGTTTTATTTTGTATACCGTCCATCTTTGTTGATCTACTAATATATTCAGGGTGTTTAACAACAGCTATATCATTATCGCCTAAATATTCTAGCATCTCACTAGGGTCACATCTCCATAGAAAATCATTATCACAAAACATAGCTATACCCTCGTGATCGCATAGTAAAGGAACATAGAACCTAGTAAATGAAAACTCTGTTGATTCACCAGGCATGTCTACCCTTTCATATAAACCACTGTTTTTTAATTTCTTTTTATTAAGTCTAGTTACGCTTAACTTACTATTAAAGTTTTTCATAGACTTCTCACAAACATCTGTAGCCTGTGGATATCTACTGTCGTGACCTATAAATATTCTCATAACTGTTTTAGTATTTTTTCAAACTTATCTAATTGTACCATATTAGATCCATCGCTCCAAGCTAAAGTTGGCTCTGGGTGAACTTCAAAGAAATAACCATCTACTTCTAATGCCTTAGCAACCTTAGCTATAGGCAACGTATATTTAGGTTGGCCATCGGTTGTGCCACCTGAGTTTGGTCTTTGAGTTGAGTGAGTGCAGTCCATTATTACAGGAACACCTAGCTCTTTCATATCTACTATTTGTCTAGGGTCTACAACTAGATCACCCATACCAAACATACTTCCTCTCTCTGTTAACCAAACATTTTCGTTACCAGTACTTCTAACCTTTTCTATAGCGTGTATCATGCTCTTGCCATCTACAAACTGACCTTTCTTTATGTTTACAATTTTACCAGTTTCACCAGCGGCTACTAATAAATCTGTTTGTCTACATAAGTAAGCTGGTATTTGAACAATATCAAGTACACCTGCAAATATATCGGCATGCACTGGTTCGTGTATATCTGTAGTTACTTTTATACCTTTTTGTTTAACAGATTGTAATAAATTAAAACCTCTGTCTATACCAACACCTCTTTTTGAATGTATAGATGTTCTGTTAGCTTTGTCAAAAGATCCTTTAAAATAATAGTCAAACCCATTATCTTCAGCCCATTTCTGACATTTACTAGCTACAGTTATAACAGTTTCCCAACTTTCAAGACTGCACGGACCAGCTATCAATATCGGCTTTTGTGTTGATTTCTTTGCCTCCATATTTAGTTTGAATTACATTTATATTAAAATAACCTAGTATTCTGTTCTGCTCTAAGTTTTCTTTATTATATTTGTCTTTTATTGTTTCGTATTGCTTTAACACTTTTGGCTTATATGCATATATACCTAGGTGTCTATCTCCATAACCTATATTAGATCTTGTAAACCACATGGCTTTACCATTTTGGTGTATAACTTTTACATCATCTTCTTTTGAGCCTAGAGTGTAGGCTGTTATACAATCATAATCATTATTGTTTATCTCTTCAATAATAGGTTTTATAGTATCATAATTTATATCTAGCATGTCACCTTGTATGTTCAATATATAATCACAATTATTAAGAAGCTGTAATGTACTTGATATTCTATGAGTACCATTTTCAGCTACGTCTGTCATCATACAGTAACCCTGAGGTATATGTCTAGATATTAAATCACTATCAGTAGCTACAAAAGTTTTAAAACCCATGCCAACAACCTTGTCAAACACATTTTTTATCAATGGTTTGTTATTGAAAGGTAGCAACATCTTGTGTTTAATTCTTTTGCTATTTAATCTAGCAGGTATAACAGCTATTATATTTTTCATACTTTACTTCCCGATGTTCTTCTAACTATATCATCGTGATTAAACTCTGCCCAGTATAACTCAAACGCTACACCATCTTCAATACCTTCAAATTGATGTATCTTACCGGGTTTAACCATAGTAAAATCACCAGCCTCAAGTATTGTTTCATCTACAAGACCTTGATCATCTTGCCAAACTCTAACTAACATTTTACCTGATTCAACAAAAAATCCATTCCACTTAAATCTATGTTCATGCTCTGAACATTTAAATCCTTTGTTAAATTCTATTCTATGAAATTCTAGTACACCATTTTTGTGTACCATTTCTGTTTTCCCCCAAATTTTCCCTGCTTTCATTTACTTCGATTAAAATATGGTTTAGACCAATTCTTTTTGTTCATTAGTCTTTCTATAGTTACTGGTTTATTATTCTTTATAAACGGTTTCCAGTCGTACCATTTATCTCTTTTATTATCATTTACGCTAGTTATCTTAAATTTTTCTAGCGATTGACCTTCTTTATTTGTAAAGTGTATACTTATCAGTATCCTTGGCTCACTGGTGGTTACTTCATGGTATTGACCTTTTGGTATATAAAGTAAATCACCTGGTTCTAAAGTTACTTTTTCTAACACCGTCTTAGGTTGATCTGGTTTAAATTCTTTATACAACGTCCAGTTCGTTTTACCCTCAGTATGAAATAAAAAGTTTTCAGTAGCATCTCCATGCGCTGGATAAGACTTAGAGTTAGCACCGGGTGAAGCATAAACATTTGCCTGCCCTCTGCCAAAATATTTTTCAAACTCAAAACATATATCAACTAACTCTTTCTTTTCGTATTCTAGAAATGGTATAACAAATGTTTTACCTTTTTTCCACAAATTAAAAACATCTTGTTTGCTAAGTTTAGGTAGCTTTAATTGGCCCTTTCGCATTTTATCTAAACACCATTTACCATCTTTACCGTCGTAGTCCAATATTTGTAAACTTTTATTAGCTGGAAAGCGATTCATATATGTATTAAAATCGTCCCAAGTATAAAGCCCTTTATATTTATTACGTCTAATAACCAAATGTTTCTTTCTCCAATAGTCTTTAAAAAATACTTTTACACTTATTGGGTCTAATAAGTTTTCAATATTAATATTATCCATCACAAGCTAAACAATTTTCATCTGTAGCGGAAGCGGCAATATCACCTCTTAAAACAGATTCAGTTCTCATATAATATAATGTTTTAATACCTTTTTTCCAAGCTTCCATATGAACTTTATTAATCCACTTAGGCGATGCTTCAGAAGGAAACGCAAGATTTAAACTCACAGCTTGATCAATATATTGCTGGCGTATACCAGCTTGATTAACTAGCTCTAATTGATTTATTTCTTTAAAGGTTTTAAATACATCTTTAACTTTATCAAAGCCCGTTAGATCGTACGATTTTGAGTCCTCAATAAGCGTAAGCTTACCATTAACATATCCCCAGTTATCTAACTCTTCGATATCTTGTATACTTCCGCCGTCAGCCATAATTTTATCCCAAGTTTCTTTAGTATTTATGCCAGCTTTACGAAGTACTTTTTCTAGTTCTTTGTTCTTCCTAATGAACGTACCCTTCGCGCTTTGTTCAGTGAAAACATTAGCGGCCCAAGGCT